AATTGTGATATATAACGATATTTTTTCGTTAATCCCAAACACTAGGTTGTATCACAGTGGCCATAATTGCAACATCGATATTTTGCCCACAAAACACTGTGATTTCCATCATTTTTTTGCCGTATTTTTGCCGTCCAAAGGGCCATACAGCCTTTCCATCCCCGCACGGGTAACGAGCCAGATTCTTTTCGACTGTACCGCCTCCACGCCAATATTAAAGCGTGGAGGTCTTCCTTGTCGGCTAATACAAGCCTGCCTTAAGGAGTCGGTAGACTTATTCCAAAGCTCAGCAGCTTCTTCCAAAGTCATCACATCATTCAACATTATTTTCCTCCCTTGAATAAAAAGAAAAGTCCAAGCGCAAGTAGAACCATTCCCAACTGGATTTGGTCATTCAACATCGCTAGGCAACCCACTCCTAAAAATGCACAGTGCCAAATTGATTTTTTCATGGTATTTTGATAGACTTATGATGAGTAAGGGGAGGACTTTCCTCCCCTACAATCAGTGGCCAATGATGTTCTTCAGGATTTGGTAGATCCCTGTCAAAATCAATCCAATTCCTGTTGTAACTTCTGCGGCCATTTTTAATAAGTCCACCTTTTCACCTCCTTTCTACATCTTTATTATACCGTATATGCGGTATTTTGTCAAGTGAAAACAATAAAAAATCACCCCGTAAAGCCAGATATTTCCTAGCTCTACGGGTTTTCTTTTACCACTCCGCCAGGGTATAGGTAATGGCCGCCGCGTCCACTTTCCTCCCGTTGCGGGTGTAGATCATACCTTCCCAGCGGCCTGCCTGGTAGCCGATACCACCGTAGGTCTTGCCGTCGGCGGTCATCAGCCCGGCTTTGATCTTATGAGGCTTGCGCAAGCTAACCTTATAGACATCCACCTTCTGGTGGTCATGATCGGCCGTCACCACGGTGCGGTCCGTCTTTTCCCGTGCGGCTGCCGGAACGGAGGGTTTATCCTCCTGGATGTCCCGGGCCACGGTCTCCGCTCCGGCCGTCAGATCCGGGGCCTGTACGTAGTAAGTCACATGGGGCGTGGGCTGGGTCTGCTGGATCCGATAGATCTCTTTGGTCACCTCTCTGGCGGAGTCATCGGACAGCTTGAGCTGGTCGGCAGCTTTGACCGGGTCCGTGGTATCCTGGTACGGCATCACCGTCGGCTGCTCTTTTTGGTGCTCCCGACTGCATCCATAGATCATGTCCCCCAGGAGACAGAGCAGGCACAGGCCTGCCGCCGCCGCCAGGATCTTTTTCCGGGTGCCAGGATCCTGCATATCAGTCATCGGAGTCACTCTCCCATCTGCTGTCTGTACCAGATGGCCTTGCCCCGGATGATGTTTCCCCCGGTCCAGGGGTCGTCGTAATCGGTGGTCCACTGGGGGCTCTCATCGGTGCCTAGGTACTGCAGGTCCCAGCGCTCACAGGTGGTCTGCGGGCCATACTCATCTCCTACGGGCAGCAGACCGTCCACGTTATCCGCTGCCTCCGCATGGGTCAGCACCCGGTCCCGGTCGATGGTCAGCCACAGGGCTTTGGCCAGCACGGCCACCACCTGGGCCATGGCCTCGATCTGAGCGGCAGTGGGCGGATAGTCTCCCAGGTCTGCCGTGTCTGCACCATAGCAGCAGCACAGGGCCACACCTACAGCCCCCGTGTTACGGTGCCAGGTATGGGCCAGGGTCTCGCTGAGGTCGTCGGTGCTGGCATAGATGGAGCCGTCCTGATCGATGTTGAGATGGTAGTCGTCAAAAAGCTGGCCATATCTCCCGGCTGTCCAGTGCAGATAAATCTTGACATCTCGCTGCATGTTCCGGGCATCCTCCCAGAGCTGGGCACGGGATGCCTCAGCCATGGTCTGGATGTCTTCCAGTGTCACTTTTTTCATCAGTTTTTTCCTCCCTTTCGTCTATGTCCGGGACGCCGTCGCCATTAGAGTCGGTCACCCTGGGCACTATGTTCAGCAGCCCGGAGACAACGGCCGGCCCCAGGACTTGATTTCCGATGTGCAGCGCAGCGTCGATCATCTTAAAAAGCCATTCCTCGTGGAGCCCTGTTGCCAGGGCAAATACCCATAGAAAAAGGGCCAGCGTGAAAGGCGCCAGCCCTATAAAAACGATGAATCGGAACAGCCATACGGATTGAATCGTCAGACGAAGCTGCTTCATTCTTTTCAGTTTATGAGCGATTTGTTCAAACATTTTTTCTGCTGCTCCTCCAGGTCATCTATGCGGTGGGAGTTGCTCTTCCCCCTGGCTTCGATGGCTTCCAGCCGGATTTCGATTTCTTCCCGCCTGGCACGTTCCTTGCTGAGCGTTTCATCTAGCTTATCAAGGCTTTTGACCACACGGTCCAGCAGGACCTTGAGCGGGCTTATGATCACGTGGATGACCCACACCAGAGCCCCGCCCAGCAGAGTCAAGACGGCTACGATGCCACCTAGTGATACATCCATAGGCCACCTCCTTTGGTAAAATGCTCCTTATATGACTTATAAGGAGATGTGTTGTCATGAGATTACCGAATGGATACGGCACCGTTTATAAACTGCAAGGGAATCGGAGGCGGCCGTATGTAGTCAAAAAGACCATAGATGGACGGCAGCGAGCTTTGGGATATTTTGAGTCGTATCAAGAGGCTTTTGAGTATCTTGTCGAGATTAATCACTGCACACCCACCCATCAAGTCACGTTTTCCGCCGTCTATGCGGCATGGAGCAAGAGGCACTTCCCAGATGTTTCGGCATCCAGTCAGCAGGCCGACCGCATCAGCTACAGGCATCTTTCCCCGCTCCACGCCATGCCTTTCGATGCTATCGCCTATCCGGATTTACAGTCAGCCATCGACGCTGTACCAGCTGGTTACTGCACCCGAAAGAAATGCCGGGTACTGCTTTCTCAGCTGTACAAGTATGCCATCAAAAACGGCATCGTGGACCACGATTTGAGCCCATTCATCGAGCTGCCGAAGCACACCATCGTCTACCATAAAAAGCCATTCACAGCCAGGCAGATAGGCCGTCTCTGGCGGTCTCTGGATGTCCCTGGCGTCTCTGATGCTCTCATCCTTATCTATACAGGCATGAGGGTCGGAGAGTTTATCGCTCTTCGTCCAGGTGACATCAACGTCCGGCAAAGGTACATCGACATCAAGCAGTCAAAGACAGCCGCCGGGGTCCGTAAAATCCCCATCCATCACCGTATCCTGGGGATACTCACAGAAAGGAAAGCGTCTGGCATCATCTGCGCCTGCCCCACCTATGACAGCTTCCGTAGGCTCTGGGACAAGGCCATGGGGCAAGTCAAAATGAAGCACACACCTCATGAGTGCCGCCACACCCTGGCCACGCTCCTTGACCGTGCGGAGGTCAGTGAGACAACTATCCGGATGATTCTGGGACACGCCAGACCGGGTATCACAAAAGGGACCTACACACACAAGACCCTGTCAGACCTGCGGAAGGCCATAGACAGGGTTTAGTATGGTTGTAGCAATGACTCAGGGATGCAGAGCAAAAGCCGCTCTGTGTCTTGATTTGGGGATGTGCTTAGTACGGTTTTAGCTGGCCCTTGTCAAGGACATAAAGTGAGGTGAAATGGGATAAAATGGCATAAAATTGCTTTTCCAGGTATCCACCGATGAAATGCCATCACATCACCATCAGTATGATCGGAAGCCAAAGTCTTTTAGCAATACCAAACTGTATGATGATGGACCACAGTCAAACTGCATCCAATCTGCACAGAAAGCATCCAATGATGAAATTGCAAGCACTCTGGACAGTGGCGGGAATATTCCGCATAACAACATCCAGCCATCTATAGCAGCATACTGCTGGAGACGCACGGCCTAAGCGGTCCTGCGCCAGCCATAACAGGCGATGGATGGGGGCATCGTGTTATGTGGTTGATTGCCACCGAATTCGAGGTGCAAAACATCCGTGTTATCGGTGGCCGAATTTCCCAAAGCCATAGCCCCCGCCCACATACTGCCACCATGTCGGACAAATGAAAAGGCTCCGGAGGCCGCTGGGTCATCGTTAATTTCAGCCAAAATATTTTGGTTCTGATTTACCAACCGGAATTGAGCATCGCCTTTAATTTTCGGCAACTCATCGGTGGGCCTTAACCAGTTCGTTTCCAGCCATAAGCAGCGATAGATAGAGGCGTATTTTCGTGGGCCTTATCGCCGCCAAAGTGAGTTACTACGTTGCCGCCAACAGAATGTTTTGTAAAGCCTGTTATGGGAAATGCCAGTACATTGGGTCCGGTGCCATCGGCATCTCCGACTACCAGTGGTGTTCCCATAGCAGAATAAGTTGCCTTAGCAGATACGGACGGCAACTCCTCGGTGGCACTTACGCTGTCCTACTCCATATGTAGCTGGCGATCACTGGTGGGATGTTATTGTGTCCTTTGCCTCCGCCAGCACTAACTGTATTTACCGTATCAGTAGCCTTGTTTGAATATCCAAAGCACTGAGGAACAGTCGCTCCACTTAAAGTCCCACTAGTTTCCAAGTTAACAAGCGGATTAGGATTCCCATCGCCTGTTGTCATTCTCTCTTGATGCATGTGAGGAGCCAACTCATCGGTGGTGAGAGGATGTTTCCGCTCGCCGTATTTTTGACCTGCCGTGTACGTAAAACTGCCGTAATCATCGGTGCCAGACCCCTGTGCAATCAGAGTGTAGCCAGCTGGTAGTGCCTCCCACGTGCCAAATCCCAGGATGGCGTTGGGGTTGCGGGAGTCGGTCAGCGAGGTGTAGATGCTGCCGACGGGGTGGGCGTCCGAAACTGCCTTGCTGATGGCTTGTTCATAGGCCGCTTTTTGTTTAGCCAGGGCATCGGCTACCAGCTTCTGGACCCACGCTGTGGTGGGAACCTGGCCGGAGTTTTCGCCGCTGGCCGGGTCGGAGGAATAAACCGCCCCCCACTTAGCCGTAGACGTTCCCAGGGAGCCTTCCCCGTCGCCGTTTGGGACTATTGCTCTGGTTGTCATTTGCTGTCACCATCCTTTTGGGTCTTACTGTCAGCCGTTTCCGGCTTCGTATAAGCAATGCAGGCCGGGTTGACGCACTTGCTGTCCACCAATTTATGAGCACAAAACTCACAGCGCTTCGGAATTTTGAACATCTTCCATCGCCTCCTTGTATGCTTTTTGCAGGTCAGAAAAATCTGCCCGGATGCTCTCCTGGGCAGCTGTATCACCAGTCAAGAGAGCCACGGCCATGCTGTCAGTCAGCTCTTTGACGGCACTGTCATAGTCTGCCTTGATGCTCGCCTTTTGGTCCTCTGCTGTGGGCTCTGCTGGCGGTACATAGGTCCGTTTAGCCTGGGCATCCAGAAGGTCCTGGATGCGGTCACAGTAACCGCTGTAAGTGCCGTTGGGATAGGTTAAAAACTCGCCGTCGACTACGCAGCACTCCTGGGAGTCGTCGTAGACCACGGAGCCAGGGACGGATACTGCCCCGGCGTCGAGTAAAAAATTGTCGACGGTATCGCTGTACTGCTTTTCACCGTCGATAATCAAAACATTATTTTTTAAAATCTGAAAAACACTCATTATTTCAATCCTTTCTCTGCTGATGAAATGCCCAGTCACGGACACAATGCGTCTAGCTCCACCGCTTATCTTACAGGTAGTTTCAGCGTTGTACGGCGTGGCGGATCTCAAGGCAGCGTACCTTACGGTAATGGAATCGTTTCTTCTGCCGGAAACTTCAATGCCAATAACGGAAAAGGCGATAGCGATGACTGGGGGACGACCTACCAAATTAATGCTACGCACGCTCATACGATTACCATTGATAAATCTGGCGGGAACGGCCTGCACGAGAACCGTCAGCCCTACACGGTGGTCAGCTTCTGGCGTAGGACCGCATAATCAAGCCGTACGCCGCCAGAAATTCACGACGGTATAAGGTTGTCTGTTTTCGTGGCTCCCGTTGCCGCCGGTAGAAGCGATCGTGATTGTATGAGAGTGGTTACCTGCATAGCTCGTTGTTCCCGTTGAATCATGCCCCGTATTTGCGCCTTTCTTCCCGTTGTCCGGGCTTCCGTCAGCCGCAAGGTAGAATGTGTGAGCATGATTACCGTCCGTTGAGCAGGATGCGGAGTGACTGTGACTGGGCGTCTCATCAACGGTGAGTTGGTGTTTGACCTCGCCGCCCGTGGCCCCGTTGGCGTAGGTGTACTTGACGTTGTTTTCGGTATACTCGCCAGCCCCCACCAGCACCCGGCCGGCGGCATACCGTTCCCATGTGGTCCCTGCCCATAGCTGGTTTGGGTTCTGCGTCCCGGTCGTGGTGAAAAGTGCTCCCACCGGAAAGATGATGTCGATGATGTCTTTGACGGACCTCTGCTTGACTTGTTCCCAGGACCCGTCTGCGCTGAGATAGTATCCCGTCTGCATGCCCTTTTTCGGGGCAGGGACAAAGCCACGAGTGCCGTCGGACGTGCTGGTACAGCCAATCACATCACTGTGAGCGTTTTTGTCAGTCAAGTGGGCATCGAAATCGGACCGGCTGACGTTGTCTTCTTCGTTGATGTAGACTGCAATGTTGGTGGCATTGGATACGGTAAAATAGGCTCCCATCTGCAAGTCGTCCATGGGCGTATCTTTGGACGGCAGCCAGTCTTCTTTTCCCTCATCTGCATAAAAATAGCCGAAGAGCAAGTTCTCTCCGGCATAACCATTCCAGCCACTGTCCTGGTAGTAGTTGGATTCGACGTGCGCAATCACGCCGACTTCGGACAGTTTGAAGCCGGTCGTCACGGTGCTGTTGCTGTACTTCCCCAGGATGCGATAGCGGGCCTCACTCACATCGGCATTGGTGACCACTCCGATGTCGGGAATGGTTGCCTCGATGCGCTTGCTGACCACTTTAGTCATGCTGGCCACCTTACTGGCATCCGCAGGCCTGCTATCGCCGATGTCCATACGGTCAAATACCAGGGGCTTCTGCATGGCTGAGGCCAGGGCTATAAGCTTCATTCCGTCATTGGTGACGGTGATGTTGTGAAATTCTGCCATTGTCTCACTCCTTTAATTCGGCTTGATTGTCCCGTCAGCGGCCACTGTAAAAACTCCATCCGTGGACCCTATAGGAGCATAGGGCGAAGGGCTGACGGTTGTGTAATCAGCATCAAAAACAGCGTTAGTCTTGACCCCGCCCGGTGTGGTCTGAATTTGCCCATCTCCGTTGACATAGTCGATAGCCTTGTCCAGTCGGAGCACGCTTTGGCCGGTCAGTTTGTCGCCTTTGATGCGGCCCATTTCCATAATCGTCCGGGCCGGGCGAAGGACAGCGCCGATGTACTGGCTCCCGTTGACGTATGTCTGATAGATGTATCGCCAGCCGATATGCGCTGGCATGAACGTACGGATAGCCTTGTCCATCTCTTCAAAAGACAGCACGCCGCCGTTGGGCAGGTAGATGTCAACGCTGTACTGGTCTGGATGGTCAACCACACGGCAGGATTTATCTGACGTGAAGCTGTTGATGGTCCGTTCCAGAAATTCCTTTGTCACTGTCTGAGTGCCGTTCATCTTGGCGATGATGGCGGACCTGCGTACCGTGTAGGACAGCTTTTTATCCGTGGGGATGCCCAGAAATTTTTCCCAGTCGCTGAGCCCCCAGGTGGCTTCTTTTACATAGCACTGTTTCCAGGCGTCGATGATGTCCATCCAGAGCCGTTTGTGTTCCTCGCTCTGGGTGTCCAGCCAGCTTTTAAAGGTTGGGTCACTGCACAAAAAAAGAGGCAGGTACCGGCTCACGTCCGGCTCACTGTCTCTGAGCAATCTAAAATTAGGCATTCAGCACCACCCCCACGACGGACGGGATTTGGTCGGTGTCCACGCCGATGTTCGCAGTCGCCCCATTGATGGTGAGATTGTCGTAGTCTTCCACCTGGGTTGTATCGGCGTTCTCGATGATAAGCTGTCCGACTTTGGCATAGCTGACCTTTTTCTCCGTATACTGACGGGAAAGGAAGTAGGCGTTGAGCACCTTTTTGATGGCGGCCGCATCTCCCCCGCCTTTGGTGGGCGTCAGAGCTATGGTCAGGCCCAGTACGGACGGAGCGATGACGGACACGTCAGCCCCGATGGGGTGCATGCTTTCCACTTTTTCCGTCACCCTGCCCAAAAGGTCCGGGCTGGCAGGCTGTCCGTTGGAGTCGGTCACCAGCAGCTTCACAGTTCCGTTGCCGTTCCAAAGCGGTACGACGGTGATATGCCCGACGCCTTCTACGCTGGTTCCCCATTCGATGTAATCGTTGATGTTTCCCGATGTAGCCGGTTGGCGCACCTTAAACAACAGCCGTTCCCGGAGTTCGTCGTCTGTTTCTTCGTCGAAGCCATCATATGTGGCTTTGGCGTTGGTCACTCTGGTGATGCCTGGGATGCTCATGGGGATGATCGTAATGGCCCCGGCGGCCACGTTTCCTTTGGAGCCATATTCCACGGCCTGTATGGGGACGTCCGCCGATGCAGTCACCTTGACAGTGCTGGTGGCGGAAAACTCCGTACCATCCTGCGTTTGGAACAATGCACCCTGGGAGACGGTTCCTGTGCCAGACACCGTGATGGTGCCGATTGCTCGGACAGCACTCCGGCGGAAAACCCCGTGTTCTTCGGCGATGTTTTCCAGGTATTCTCCCCAGCTGGTCTGGGCGAAGCCTGCCTGGTTCACCAGGGAGAGTTCTGCATAGGTTTTTTCAAATTCTACGCTGGTGGCGTTGATGACGTCCCGCCCGAAGCTGCCTTCGATGGTGCTGTTTGGGTTCATGGCTGACAGGTCCGCCGCCATGCGCTTCTGGATTTCGTCCTTGGTTTGAGTTTCAAACAAATTCAATCACCTCCTACTGAGACTGAGGTCTGTCCGTAGATGCTCGTGACGTTGACCGTGAGGGTCAGCTTATCGCCGTCCCGGACAGTGGTCTCGATGGCATCCACGCTTTTGATGTACGGATTCACCAGGATACCTTCCTTGATGTACCGCTTGATTTCTGTAGCGCTGATTTCGCTGTTTGACCGGGTCCCGATAAAACGTTCCAGCTCCACGCCGTAGTTCCCTTCTGCGTTGTAGTCGCCATGGAGATATGCCATGTAGCGATATCTTTCCGTCTTCAGGGCTTTGTAGATCCACACCTTCAGAGCTTCGTTTCCTGTGACGGTTTTCAGACGGCCATCATTGTCGTGAACGAAAGTATCACGGTTAAAGTCCCACGCCAGGTCCTGAAGCTCCGGCAGGTTTGCCGTGTAGCTCTTGGCGGTCTGAGTGATCGGCCCGGCAATAAATGGATTAGGCATCAGAAAACACCTCGATTCGGACGGACGATTTTGTCCAGGATAATGTAGGTCTGACTTGTGCCGTCTTCAGATTCGCACGGCATGATGGCAACCTTGTCACCAGGCTTCAGGGTATCCGTTGTGATCCAGGATTCTGAATAGTAGTGATTGACTGGGTGGGCATGGCTTGCATATTGAGCTTCACCAGATCCTCCTGCTACCTTTTCAGTGATTGTTTTGATGTTCCCTTCTGCTGATCTCTTGTATTGAGTCAGCAGATATTCACTTATATAACATTCAGCGGCTTCCAGGATGATGCTCTTGTATCTCACCTTGATGTTTGGCGGTGGTTCCAGGATGGTCCCAATCTGGATAACCGGGGACTGGTTATTCTTCCCAACCCCGTTCATGATTCCAAGGAGTTCGCTGTATGGGTTTTTCTTCATGCTGCATCCTCCTTATATCCTGGACGTCTTGATGATCTGGGTAGGCGTCAGCCCGCCCATTTCGTTGTAGTTCGAGCCATGCACCACTTCATCCTGGCTGCTGCTGTTTCCGATGTATCCACCGGCCCCGTCATAGATGACCACATGCTCCTGATCTCCATAGACGATGACGTCACCCTTCTCAAGCTGGCTGGCATCAAAGTCGATGGTGTTGGAGCCTGCATCATTGGCCAGCGTGGTGACATTGACCACGCCATTATCGTATTCCTTGGCAAGGAACGGGCTGTAGTAGCTTCCCACCTTCGTGGCTGCTTCCACACAGCCTTTTGTCCCGTTGTCCATGGTAGCTCCCAGCCAGGCAGCTTCTCCGGAGCTCATGCCTTCGTCGATGTTCCCGATGGTGATACCACCGCCGGAAGTGTTTCCTTCGGTCGTGATTTCCGGCTTGCTTGTCGGATCCAGATAACGCAAAGTCAGTTTCATCATGTGCCGGTTGTTCTCGATGGTATGGGTGTCGGAGATGATCAGGAAATTTCCTTTTAACTGTTCTTCCTGGATTTCTACAGCGTAGCCGGCGATGCACTGGACGTTCCCCAGGGCTTCGGCTTCGCTGTGTTCCGACACGCTCTTGAGCATGGCTTTTGCGCTGGCCTGGGTGTCCTGCTTGTTGTCTACCTTGTAAACATTCTGAATCGTGCCGTAGGTTTTGACGTCATTGGAATTGGTCACAGCTCCGATAATATGTCCATCTTTGTCGGCGATTTCGACTCTGTTGACCATGTCCTCGATACTGGCACTGTGGCTGGCTGTAGTGAGGTTGGTCATATCAGTGATGGCATAGCCCTGGATGATCGTGTCAGCTCTGACGACGTTCAGCTTGTCCTGGGCATCCAGATAGATGTGATAGCTTTTCCCGGATTTTTTCCGGCCCTGTTCCAGGGCTTTCTTGATGATTTCCGTGCCGGTCATTCCGTCGGCTACAAAATCGACGGTATAAGTCAAATCATCGGCCACACGGCCCAGTGTCAGGCCAGCCTTGCTGGCCACCGTGGAGAGGACGTCCTTCACAGGTGCTTTCGAGAATTTCAATGTATATTTCGACTTTGCTAGATAAATCAGCTTGTCATAGGCAACAAATTCCATTTCGTAGGAGCTGGATTCCCGGCTCTGCATAAAAATCTTTCCGTGGAAAAGGTCGAACTGCCCGCCGGCCGTTGGATCTATGCAATAGAGCATGACTTCGTCCCCCAGCTTGACGGCAGGGTTCTTCCAGGCCTTGTCCTTTGTCGTGTAAGCGATCTTGAAGTTCAGCTTCCGGCCGGCCTGCTCCAGGTCACCGGACCACTCATAGGAGATGATCCAGGGAGTCAGGTCCTGTCCCGTGGTCTTATCCAGGAGACTAAATGATTCTGTCATTGACCATCACCCCCGATGCGGCAACCTTGATCAGATCGCCCGGCTTCACACCGCCTTTTTTACAGGCCCTCATGGCGGCTTCGATACAGCCCATGGGAGACGTCGTGCCAGATCTTACAGCACTGCCGATAGCCCGGCCGATGTTTCCGGCCATATCCGTGCCGCTGGTTGCAGTCGTGCCGATGATGCCACCCGTGTCCAACATGGTATCAGGTCGGGATTTAAGGCCGGTCAAGCTGTTGATTTTATCATTGGAGATTCCGGCGATGTAGCGGTATTCCCGAAAAGAGATGCTGAAAAAAATATCGTAGGTCCCATCCTTATATCCGTATTTCAGAGATTCGATGAGAAACGGCAGGTCGATGGGGCTGTCTGGCATAGTTAGCTGGACAACCTGCCCGGTAGATCTCCAGCTCTCCAGCTGGTAGACGTAATCTTCCGGACTATCCGGGGTAACGTCCACAAAGCTGTAGTTCTGAGCTGGGAAAATCCCATCCAGGCTGATTTCGTGTAGCCCCGTCTTGCCTGGCATGTTATATTCGCCGTCATTGTTGATGGTCACAGTGCCGTTGTTCTGAGAAACACTCGTTTCCACTGTTTCGGGCATGATAGGGAGCGTCATGGAGTCGCCGTTGGCGCTCAGAATCACGGAGTTGACGTTGCCAGAAATGAGCCCGGCTATAAGACCGCTCCAAAATTCATTCGCCATTAAATCGCCCCCTCCATGCGGTTGATGCTGAACTGCTTCAGCTTAAATACGAGCTTCTCCATGATGCGGTCGACGTCGGCATTTTCCCGGACAACAATCTGATCAGCCAGTTTTGGGATGGTGATGCTCATGCCGCCTTTTCCACTGCCTTCTTTTCTGCCTCTCACATACTCCTGCTTCAAGCTCTCAGAGTGAGGAATGATTCGAGTGCCGGTGGGCAGGTCCATAATTTCAGGGCCCTGCTCGTGAATGAAAGTCGTTCCGCCAGGGAGGCCCACGGTACCGGTGGCGTGCCCGCCCAGGCTGAAGCTCGGCAGATGGATGCCGGACACAGCACTCTTGATGCTTTCGATTTTGTCCAGGATCCAATCCAGAGCCCGGTGGGCGATCGTAGAGATCCCGTCAAAAGCCCCCTCGAAGATGGCCGTCATGGTGTTCCACCCGTTTTTCCACATCGGGATCAGAGTCCCCGTTATCCAGTCAATCAGGGCACTCAGTTTGCTCATGACGTTGGACACAACGCTGGTGACGACGGCATAGACCTGAGGGAAGTTCTCCTTGACGTAGCTGACGATCTCATCCCAGTGGGTGTAGACCACAATCAGAAGCATCACCAGGGCGGTCAGGGCGAAAAATACCGGGTTTGCTGCTACGGCGGCAGCGATACCACTCATGGCCGTTTTTACGATTCCAGCCAAACGGAGGAAGCCTCCGCCTACGAGACGAAGGGCGCCAGGAATGAACTGAAAGCCTTTCCCGATGATGGAAGCCGCACTCCGGATGTTGCGGAAGGTCCTGGGCAATCGGCTGATGAAGATACTGAACCGCCCCAGTGCACTGATAGCCTTGCCAGTGGCCAGGGTAATTGCACCAAAGGCAGCCACTACCTGGATGGCATGGACCACGAAAGCCTTTTGTCCATCACTGAGCCCGTTCCACCAGCTTGTGAAAGCTTTGACGGCTTGAGCGGTTGCCATGACTACAGGAGCAACGACCCCACGGAGATCCATGAGTGCGTTCTTCATTTGGTTCATTGCGATTTTGTTTTTCTCTGCCGGAGTCAGCATTTTGTTAAAAGCCAGCTCCGTGGCTCCCATGGAGTCACCCATAGCTCTCTGGGCGTCCTTCAGCTGCCCCATGTCTTTGGTCAACACCTTGAAGGCGTTCGCCGCTTCGACACGGCCGAACAAGTGCTGGATGGCTGTCTGATCATCGCCCACCTTTTCTTTGACTTCTTCCAGGAATTTCAGCCACCCGACTTGACCCAGATGTTCCGGCGTGAAGTTGAGGCCCAGGGCAGCAGCCGTTTTGACAGTTTGCTGACTCTGTTTGGACACGGCACTCAGGATGCCCTGGAATCCAGTGAAAGCCTCGGACGTCTGTACGCCGTTTTTTGTCAGGATGGCCATGCTGGCAAATAAGTCATCCGTGCTGACTTTGGCCAGACTGGCCGCCGTAGCCACAGAACCGATGCCCTGAGCAAGGTCACCAAAGGTTGTTTTGCCCAGATTCTGCGTCATTAGCATCTGGTCTGTGATTTTCCCGGCGTTTTCTGCGGACATTCCATAAGAGTTGAGCACTGTAGTCAGTCCGTCGATGGCGGTGGTCGTGTCGGTGAATCCAGCCTTTGCGGCGATGGCTGCAATACGAACGAAGTCGGTCACATGGGCGGTGTCAACAGATGCGGAAATGGCCTGGTATTCAGCTTCAGCTAGTTCGGTCACGCTCATGCCGGTTTCGTCGGAAATCTGACGAATCCCATTGGACAGCTGCTGTAGGCTGACCACGTTCGTATCCACCAGAGTGCTGACTTTGGCCATTCCACGCTCGAAATCGCTGTGGAGCTTCAGCCCGGCAGCGGCAGCCGCCATAATGGGTGCCATGGCCGTGGAAACTGTCGCTCCGACAGAAGACATCGTTCCGCCGATGCTCTTCAGGTTCCTGCCGAAACGGTTGTTCATTTTCTCCGACTCTGTCAGGCTATTACTGACTTGCTTCAGCACAGGGCTGAATTGGTCGTGTAGCCGGATGATAGCGTCAATGACTCGTGCCATGATCGTCCCCTCCTTTCTTTATTTCTTCGATTTCTGCGTTCCGTTCTGCGATTTCGTAGGCGGCGAACGCCAGTAGGACCTGTTTCCGGCGGAATGGCATTTTTTCCACCAGACACGGATCCATGTCATGAAACCGGAAGAGGAAGTACATGCGTTTGACTTCCCCATCCGTCTCTATCAGTTTTTTACAACTTCATCCGTTTCGTCCTGGCTCGTGTAGCCGTTTACCTTGCTGATTTCCTGAGAAATGTCGCTGATTTCGCCAGCCAGGAACAGTTTTTTTACCAGGTCATTAGGAGAGGCCGCTCCGAATTTTTTCATCAGGCCTTTATCTTTCATGGATGGATCCTTGATGCCTTCAACGCAGGTCCGAACCGACAGCGCATAGGTGTCGATGCTCTTCAGGCCGCCTTTCTTGTCCAGTTTTACAGCGCTTTCCTGGATCTCGGAGTAAAGCTCCGGGTCGATTGGTTGCAGCTCCAATTCAAAAGGAGCCCCCAGGGCTGCGGAGAGCCTGGGGATTTCCATCTTTTTAGTCTGCTTTTCTTCAAATTTTTTTACGTCTGCATTAAGCAGCAGTGCGAGTACGCTCATGCTTTTCTCCTTATTCTTCGTCAATCAGGTCAAGCAGGTCGAAATCCTCAAAAGTGAAGTTCTGAGATTCCTCGCCAACCTTCCCCAATTCCCAGTTGATCAGGTCTACGGCGTCAAACATAACGCCGTACAGAGCAATCCGTTCAGCGCCCAGGGCGTTCGGGTCGTCCAGTTTGCTGATCAGCGTAAATTTTACCTGCTTCCCTTCCTTGATGGCCGGGGCCAGCTTTTTAATCAGGTAGGAGCTGACTTTGTGCAGCTTGATGCTGCCTTTGGCTTCGTAGCCAGTGGTCTTATATCCGTCAACCAGGTGACGGCTGCGCTTAATGGCCGTCTTTTGAGCGGTCAGGGTAGCCTTGCAGGACTCGATTTCTGCGATTTCGTCGCCGTCCAGCCATACCTGGCCATAGGAGCCATAGACGACTCGCTGAGTATCAACTTCGTGCATGTATGGTCACCTCCTCACTGAATCACGTTAGCTACTTCGATGTGTTCAATGGCATCCAGCATGGAAATAGTGGATTTAATGAACACATTCTCGCCGATGTTTGCCTTCTTGATGGCCAGATCGGACATGCTTTCCAGTTCGTCTCTCGTGTATTTCCCGTTTGCTTCCAGCCAGTTCTTCGTGGCCTCGATATCGATTTCCGCCAGGTTCTGGCCGACTTCCAGGAGCCCTTCTTTTTCCAGCTCATGGAAATAGCCGTTGATGGCGGTCACCAGCAGGCACCGGTTGTCGTAGCTGTTGGCGTATTTACCAATGTAGGAGTCGTGGCCAGTCTGTTTGATGTCGTCGTGGATCATGTCCATCAGATCCACCAGCTTGATTTTCTGGTAGGAGTTCAACTTCCCCTGGACGGTAGATACATAGGAGTTGACGCCCTTGCAGATCTTGATTTTTTCTCCGTCGTTAAAGAAGAACAGTTCTCCCTTGCCCACCTTGTCATCCCGTTCATCGCTGGTGTAGCCGTCGCATGCGATCAGCTCGGGAGCAGGGGCGTAGGTGCAGGAGATGGTCATGGGCGTGCCGCAGATGATCCCTGCCACACGGGAGCAGTACTGGGCAGCCGTATAGGTCTTGGTCTTCGTCTGAACGCTGATGTTGGTGAAGTTCACCACACCTTCGAAGTCGGCGGCCTCGTTGGGCAGAACGGCCTTCACAGCCTTATCCTTTACGGTCCGCATGGATTTGATCCAGCTGGAGACGGTTTCCGCATTTTCGGCGGTGATCCCGGGGATTACCAGCCAGTCGAAGCGGACGTTTTCCAGCGTTTTGAGGATGTCCGTATAGGTAGTGTCTTTGACGGTATATACCAGGATTTTTCTGGGGCTGGTCTGGTAGCCTTTCAGAGCCAGCTGGATTTGTTCAATGTTGTCACTAGACAGCCCGGATTCTGGGATGTCGTCTACAGAGTAGATGGTCAGCGGATCCAGCAGTTGGGCTTCAGTCAGGATCATGGCCAGGATGCCACGCTGACTGCGCTGGATGGCCGTGATCCCACGTTCCTTAAACGTCACGATGACGCTAGGTGCTTTTTGAGCCATTTTCTCACTCCTTTAAAAGTTCAATATCTTGTTCGAGATTTCCGATGGTTGGGGGATCTTCTTCCGTGTCCTTGATGACGTCGTAGAAGGAAAAACTGAGAGTCGCAGAGAGGATATCTGCGTCTTTTCCGTTTGTTTCCGTCGAGATGCCGTCGAAGTTGAAGACCCTGTCGCCCACCTGGAGTCCGAAGGTAAAAAGTTCCCGGATCCGCTTTCGTACCTTGTACAGCTCTATAGCGGAGTTCCGGTTCTTTTGAGTAAAGTAGTCGATATGTAGGGTGCAGGACCTTTTCAGGCTCCTGCTGTAAACCATTTGAGGGCTGTCAAGCTCGAAGAAACGAAGGAAGAAGCACGGCAGCCGGAAGGACCTCTGGACATCGTCCAGGTTCACGTCCAGGTCCGGCCATGCCGCCTTCAGTTGAGCTCTAACGGCCTTTAAAATGTCGGTGTCGTCAATCATGAGCAATCTTCCTTTGGATTTCTGTCACAAATCTCTCCATTTCTTGCCCGACTTCATCTGACGATTCGAATTCATCGCATGCTTTTTCGAAAAAGTGCCGTCCCTGGACGAAGCCGATGGTCCTTCCCTTCCGGGTGACCATCTTGTGACCCCGTTCCACCAGGTGATAGTGGGGTGACGTGTTTCTGAGCTGATATTCCAGGCTGTCAACGGTCATGCCTTCGACTTCTGATTTCCAGGACTTGCTCAGCTTTCGCTTGTGATTTATCCCGGAATCAGGGCTTTTCTCAAGGGCTTTCTTTTTCAGCACATCGCCCGTCTTCTTGAGGTGCTTTTCAACCTCTTTCGGGTAGCGCTGAGCCGCTTCCAGGATGTCGGAGTTCAGATCTTCCATGCCTTTGATCGTAAAATCAGCCATGGTCAGGGCTCCCATCCGTCTTTTTCTGACTCGGGAGGATCCCCACGGAGCCGTTCCACGCACATCAGTTCCAGGGATTCGTGGAGCATGTCCGGGTCGGCGATCCAGGACACCAGATAATGATGGTCCTTATAGCTGACCCAGCAGCCGTCCGTGATTCCCTTTCGGTAGCGGATGGTGATCTTCACCGTGGCATCGTTCCGGTCGGTTCCGTTTTCTTTATATTGGATGCCCCGCACAGGGGAGATCCAGGCAGAGACATTTTGGAAGAGCACTCTGTCTTGCTGGGTGTCCAGGTCATCCCCTTCCACCACGGTTGGCCGGTAGATGGTCACCTTTCGGTTCAGTAGCCCAGGGTTGCAGATCATTCCGTCCTCACCGCCTTTTCAGGATATGCGTCAGACATCTCAATCAGGTGCAGCATACTCGTGATGCTGTGGTTGTATTCCTGGACGTTAGATTTAGACACCAAACTCCTGTCGGAGTACCAGTGCGCCACCAAGAGCTTTGCACAAGTCAGCATCAGAGGATCGTCGGTGCTTTCTGTCCATTCTTTCCCCGTACTGTTCACGATGTATTCTTTCGCTGAAGTCATCAGGGATTGGATGAGAGAGTCATCGTCAGTCAGATCAGAGTCGACATGGAGATAGTTTTTAAAATCGTTGAGTTCCATTCTCTTCCCTCCTCAAAAGAGGCGGGAGAGGGTTAGGCCCCCGCCTTGTTAATCAGCACCAGACCGTTGGCATCAACGACTTTGCCGTCATACAGGCCTACGGACTGATAGATGCGGTTTCTGGTAGCGTTGTCGATGTAGGACACCAGATCCATGGCATAGGCCACGTTCAGGATGTATTTGCTCATGTCAAAGGCAAATGCGATGGTGTTACCGGCGGATGCAGAGTCCAGAGAAGGCAGGAAGTCGGTAAAGACAACCGGTTTGCCCAGGATCCGTGCTGCAGGAGCGCCGTCGATACCGTAGTTCACGTGGGCGATGGGCTGGCCAGCGGTATCGGTAATCCCGGCAAAGTCCAGGAAGGTGGATTCGTTCATCACCAGCACAGAGCCACTCTTGTAGGCGGAAGGAATGGCCTTCAGAATGCTAATCAGAAATTTGTAATCCGGAGCTTTAGTGGTCAGAGTAGCGGCAGGAGTAGCTTTGGTGATGCCGGTAGGCTTGCCAGTGCCGTCGCCGGAGATGATGGCTTCTTCCAGAGCCAGTGTCATCGCTTTAGATACATCCTGGACCAGGGCCTGCTCGAAAATGGCCATGCTCTTGATTTGAGCCTGGAAGGTCAGGCCGACAGCTGCAGCCAGCTGGTAACCAGCAAACGCCACGGAAGCGGTCTTTTTCCCGTCAGCAGCAATGGCGGCCCCTTCGTCTACCCATTTAGCAGTTGCTTCCAGAGTGGAGGTAGGAACGGTCATACCGGCAGGATAGTTCAGGTGACGAACCAGAGGCAGGATGTTCCCGTATTTCATCATCTTTTCTACGATTTCGTTCAGTACGGGCACGGGGATCACAGCGCCGTTGTTTGCGGTAGTCGCAACAGCCCGGAACATGGGATCCATCTTCCCTTCCAGCACGTAATCCATAAAGGCCTGGCGATATTCAGGCGTGCTGGCGAAGGTTTTCGCATTCACAACAGGGGCCTTTTTCGGAGCACCTACATCAGCCAGGATGTTCCCGGCATAAGCACCGTTGTCCATGGCCCCCGCAATCTGGTTTCTCAGCAGTTCGGCCTGCTGATCTTCCCGGGCCTTCTTCAGTTCAGCGTTCAGGCCTTCCATTTCCTTCTGGATGTTCTTCAGCTGTTCTACGGTGGCAGTCTTGGAGCGTTCCAGCAGTTCAGTCTTTTTCTGGATGATTTCAGTGATAGTCATTAAGCATTCCCTCTTTCTTTTTCAGGCATTAAAAAAGCGCTGCGATCTGGATCCGCATGCGCTCTTCAATCAGATTTTGTTCAGTTTTTCTGGCTTCTTCGAAGCTTCGCTGGACGGCCGCTAGGGAGGTCGCCTCATAGGCAGGAAAGTCAACGGCAGAGACGTCAAAAAGGTTCCGCATGGTCTTGATGTGCCGCACGTGGTTGTCCAGATCATAGTCCACCTCCTGGCTGTAGCCGCCGAAGCTCATTTTGTTGACGTCGCCCCTCTTGATCAGAGCATACAGGTCCTTCCCGGCAGTTGTGGGTGCCAGCTTTGCCCGGATTTTCAAACCATTCTGGTCCGGTGTCACTTGCAACGTGCCGTTTGTGGTCCTTGCCAGGACCATGCCTTCCGGGCTGTGATTGTACCTCAACACCACATTGGACAGGTCAGCACCGGAAAAAGCTCCTCTTTCAATGACTTCTTTGTACTCTGTCCCGTCATCATCGGTCCATAGGACTGTGGGAGAGTCGTAGACAGCAGCATAGCCTTCAATGACCATGTCTTCGTCAGACGGTTTGACGTCAATCTGCCTGATCATCAGTTGGTCCTTGTTCATCTTTCTCACCTCCCTTCTGGGAATCTGCCTGGCTCATCTGATACTGGCTCACGATGTCCGTGTTGGCTACGTTCAGAGTCTGGACACGGTCGTCTCCGTCAGCGATGGGTGGCAGATTCATGATTTCCAAGCTCTGATTGGTGGTCAGGATGCCCAGGGGCCGAAGCTGCCGGATTAGTTCCACTTTTGTATCCGTGCTGGCGTAGGTCAGCCGGTTGGCGTCGAACACAATCTCGTTTCCGGCGGCAATCTCATCCGGAGTGAACAGCTTCCTGGTGAATTCTTGGCTCATCTGGATGGAGAACGGTTCGATGACGGATTCGAAGAATGCGCTCCAGGATGTTTCATCGTAGATGCCCTCAGCGATGGGTTTGGACACGCCAAAGTAGCGATAGATGTTGTCCCGGACGAATTCCAGCTGGGCCGTATCGGCCGCCTTCGGTTCGCTATCCACAGGAGTGAATTCCATAGTGCCATCAGTGACAACCATGCCGCCCTGGGCCGGGTCCTTCAGGTTTTCGTTGAGCATTTTGGCCTTGCTTTTCCAGGCTTCCGTCCCTGCCTGACCGGCAATCTTAGCGATGCCCCGGATCCGCCCAGAATTTTCCACCACATTTTCAAAGCTCTGCCCCAGCTTAGTCAGCAGGGCCATATGAGTCGCCAGATTATCGTCTGTATCGGCGAAAATTTCGCCCTGCTGGAACATACTCCGGAGATGAATCAGATCCGTGTATGGAATCGTCCTGGTGGAATGAGTACCACCATATCGGAACATAATGTAGAGATTTCCATGATCGTCTTCTCGGGCTTCACAGCTCTGGTATTCCATTGGCCACAGGCTGATAACATTTCGCTGTCGGTCTCTCTTGATGTAGGCAAATGCATTCTTGTTTGCCACAGCCTTCGTGGCCAGGTTATACAAGAAGCTGTAGGCATTCATATACGGGTTCGGGCTGAGGGCCAGCAGAGTTTGAAGCTGGCTGTTTTTCGCTGGCTGCTTCTTTCCCTTCTTCATCACTACGTGGTTCGGATGCAGCTTAGCCACATGGGTAGCCACCCTGTCGATGCAGGTCTTGATCAGGATGTCTTTGGAGTAGTCTTCCATAGGGACGAAGACGTTTCTCCAGCCGTTAATCATTTGGAACTGCGTGGTGGTCTTGGGCTCTTTAGTCCCGCCGAACACGGTGTCGAAGGCACTTCTCAGGATTCCTTTCATAGTCTCACCTCCTTCCTAGATTTCGTCCTTGTGGTCAAGATAAACGCAAAACGCATCCAGCAGGCTGCTGTAGCCGTCGATGCGTTTCCTCAGATTTCGATTTTTATAAGGTTTTACGTTGCCCTGTGTGTCCGTGACTGCCTCCGTATTGAGCAAGCACCACAGGAGCACCGGGTTGTAGTTGTACACGATTTTTCGTTTCTTAAACCATGCCTTCGAAAGGTACATCTGTGAAGACAGCCCTTTGAAGTTCTGCTGGACTTTCTCTGTTAGGTCTTTCCCGAAATTCTCTTCCAGGTCTTTGGTCAGGTACTGAGCATTGTAGGCATCGTAGCCTATCTTATAGGCGTACACATTGTACTCTGACTGAAGCTCCTGGAACCAGTTGACGACTTCTTTCTGATCAATCACATTCCCTGGGCAGGTTCTCACCCATCCGTTGCAGATCCAAACATCATATGGCACTTTATCCTTTTCGATGTGCTCCTGAAGAGTGTCTTCTGGGATCCAGTACATCTGATGCACCATCAGCTTGGGTTCATCCGTCTCCGGATCATTTACGGGAAAGGCAGCGGTCGCACATGTGAGGTCAGTGGTCTCGGACAGGTCAACGCCGCCGAAGAAATACATTCCTGAGAGATCATCCAGGTTGAAGGTCGCTTTGTTTTCCACGTCTTCCAGATTAAAAAAGGTATCCCGGGCGTTTTCACGGAAGTTGAACTGCTTCACCAGCAGGTCCCTCATGGTCTTTTCGTCCAGCGTGGCCCGGTTGAATTCCCGCTCCAGCTGCTCTGGGTTCTTACTGACGCCCAGGTTCGGGTTGGCCTTGATCCAGTTGGACGGATCCACGACTTCTTCCTTAGAATCCAGCTCGTAGATGATCGGTAAGGTTGACTCGTCGACATATCTGCCTGTGCTGTAGCCGTCGATAATGCTCATATACTCGCTGTATTTTGTGTCGAAAAGACTGTCCTGCTCGTAATAGCCGCCCGTTGACATGATTACAGTCAAGGGCTGGCTCCGTGCATAGGTGCCGCCTTTTAAGACATCGTACATGTTCCGGTCCTTGATGGCATGGAGTTCATCCAGGAACATCCCGGAGACGTTCAGCCCATCCAGGGAGCCGGAATTCTTTGATAGTGGTACGAATTTCCCACCGTTTTCCTTGCATTCAATCAGATTCACTTTGGGCCGGAGGTATTTTTTTAAGCTGGCGTCATGATTAATCATCGAAATGGCGTATTCCCAGACAACTTTCGCCTGTGATCTGTCCGTCGCTGCCGTATAGATTTCCGGCCCATCTTCTCCGTCAGCCAGCAGCAGATAAAGGGCCATAGCTGCGCCCAGAATGGATTTGGCATTTTTCCGCCCGATAAAAAGAAAAACCTCTCGGTACTGCCGGAGGTTCTGATCATCGACGAAGCCGAACGTCGCTTCCACCAGGGCTTTTTGCCAGAGCTCTAGCTTAAATCGAGGAGTCCCACGCATTTTGGGGATGCAGCAAAACCTTTCAATGAACGTCACTGCCCTGTCAGCTGTTTTTTGGTCAAAATGGTATTTTCCAGGATGATTGATGTTCTTCGTCAAATGTTGATAGACTGCTTTCAGCTTTTTACAGGCCTTGATCTTTCCTGATTGGAGCACATCGTTGTATTCCTCAATTGCGGATGTCATTTGTTCAAGAAAGCTTTCAGCTCATCTGCCCCTTCCTGGCTCGGAGCGATGTCTTCCAGTTTCTTCAGCGTGGCCAGGAGGCCATCCATGGATAGCTTGTATGCTTTGAGGGATGCCGATGCCATCGTACCGGATTGATTCCGTCCGTTTTTATATACGTCGACATACCCTTCTTTCTGGATGATGTGCTCCAGCTCATCCAGAGATGCCAGGAAAAACGCTGCTCTTTTGATGAGGAGAACCGCTTCCGCTTGTCTCGGGGATCCGCTGAATATTTTTTTCAGTTGATTGATATATCGTGTTTGGGCTCCTCGCCTTGTTTTTTCGTCCGCCATCCATTTCGCCTCCTTTCACGTTAATCACACCCCTTCTGGAAACCGCCTGTATCGCACGCAAGAGTGGGGCGCGGGTCGTTTGGCTCCCGCCGAAAAAGCTACCCCGGGGGGGTGGGTCAGCGCCGCCGCTCCTTTTCTCGAACAGCCACCACATGCCCCTCGCTGTCGTAGCTGTAGCTTCTGCTGCTGGCTCCCTGCTCGAAGCGATGGTGCAGCTTGTTGTGGCAGTCGTTGCAAAGCAGCATCAGGTTCCTCGGGTTGAGGCTGATGCTCGGGTTGTTGATGTTGTCCGGAGTCAGCTCAATGATGTGGTGCACCTGATGTGCTCCAGGTCTTCCGCATTTATCGCAGATAAAATGTTTCTTTTCTCGAATCAGCCTGGCTAAATCCTTCCACGCTTTTGAATCATAAAACCGTTTTGCAAAATCTCTTGCCATTTTCTTTTCCCAAAAAATCCTTTCTAAAAAATCCCTCCACGAAAAAAGCCCCCGCAAATGCGAGGGCCGTTTCCGGTACGTTGCTTAGTCTTAGAAAGGAGGTTCCGCAATTGGTTCGGGTATGCCCTTTTCCCTTACCTTTTGCAGTCTACACTATATCACGTCAAGATAGGGACATTCTAGGACATCTTTAAACTGAACCGCAAACTGTTTCAGCGCTTCACCGTGGATCCTAATCACACTGCGGTACGTATAGTTCATGTCCACTGCAATCTGCTCCCACCGTTTGTTGTTCAGATACCGCTCCGTCAATACTGCCCGGAAACGGCCATCTTCCATCTGCATAATTCGTTCCCTAGCCTCTTTTCGCAAATCCAGAAGCTGATCCCATTCCTTATTGATAACAATCTGCATATCCCGGATCCGCGCCACCTTATCGGCCATGGATACCGGTATCCCTCCGTCAATCCGTTCTCGGCTGGTGTCCACGGAATGGATAGTATAAAGATCTGACTCTAGCTGCTGTAGTTCCTGGTCCTTAACCCGGAGTCCAACTGAAATAAAACGGATCCGGTTCAAATATTCTTTTGCTGTCAAGTTCTCACCTCCAATGATGCTGATAAAGCATTATTCTTTTTCTTTCAACGTTTCAATCGCTTCGTCCATGGAGTCGTACCACTTTTTAACATCGTCGGGATTAAATACGGAGTCCTTTTCTTTTAAGCACCCCCATTTTCCTTCTTGGACCTTGCGATACAAGATGTGGCCATTTTCCATGTGATAGCAATAATAAGGCGGTTCAATCTTCACCTCTTGGTCTCCTCCTTCAATTTCTCCGCTATTTCGCCATAGTTTAATCGTCCTCCTATTGGCAAGGCCAGCCTCTTGACGGCCTCCATATTTCCATCCCATCTTCATTAGGACCAACCTCAATGATTTTCATGACTTCTCATCTTCCTTCTTTAACTTTTTCAAGATAGTTGGCTGCGATGTTGGCATACTCAACAAGTTTTTTTAAGTCCTCAACACCGTTCTTTTTTGGGTAGCGATATAAATATTTCAAAATGTTTCCTTCGCAAAAAGCCAAAAATCCATCCTTTTGGTTATCCGTGAACTTTTTGATAACATCAACCGATTCCCCGCAACTTCTCCATTTGTAGTGATTGGGATGATGGACGACATCATTTCCTGCTTTATCAATCATGTTCTTGCTCCTTTCTTCAAGCACCTTCAACTGTTCGTCCCATTCAAAAGGGGCGAAGCTGGCAAGTATACAGCAAAGTTCCTTATTTTTATCTTCTCCCAAAAAGAAGCAATCATAACATGAAATATCATCACTGGTTAAGCAACAATGTATTGCGATGGTTTCAGCAGCCTTCAATAGTTCTTTATCCTTTTTCATTTTTTTCCTCCTTTGTTTCGCCCCACGCTACGTCCGCAAGACCCACGCCCAGGACGCCACACAGCTTAAACGCGGTGTCCATTGATGGGAGGGTCCCGAGATTTTTGGCGCAGTAAAGCGTTTGGTAAGTGATTCCGGCCACCTTGGCTTTTTCTTTAGCGGGCAGTCCAATGGCTCAATGGCTGTGGACTCACGCTAGCGGTAGCGCTGAGCTGTGCTTTTAGTTTGCGATTCTCAAGGGTCTCCTTATGGAGCTTTTTTTTGGCCTGGGCCAAGGCGCGAAGGTAATAGTCGATGTCTTCTTGCTTGGTCTTCAGCTGCCTTTGCAGGGTTTCCATCTGGCCCCTGAGTTTTTCGTTTTCTTTGCTGCTTGTTCGGACAAGCTCCTGCAGGTCTTCGATGAGTGATTTCTGTCCGGTCATGGCTGCCACACTTTCATTCTTTCGTTTCTGAAATTTCCACGTCGACATATCCAGCACCAGATTTTGAGTAGCGCTTTTCACATCTGCAGATGACCACTTGCTTGTCGTCCTCGTATGCCACTCCATTGAGCGCATCCAAAACGACTTTGGTAATGTTATCGACGTCCGGCTTGACCGTTGGCTTGTTGATGTTATGTTGGCAAGTCATCGCCTTTTTTTTGCTGTAGGACTTCGGAATCTTGAAATAGGCCATGATGTCAATCTTGACATAGCAGTCAGCAGGGATCTTCTTTCCGCCAGCTTTGATGTATGCTTCCCTGATTTCCTTTTCGTAGTCAGCCGTATTTTTTGGTGTGTAGACGGTTCCGCTCTTTTTGCTAAACCTAGGCCTCGCTTTTCCTTGGGGCTGTCCTTCCACAATAAAAATCATTTTTTCACCTTCAATTCATAGGATTTTACTATCATTTAAATTCTTCATTCCTGAAATACTCACCATATGTCTGTCGAAGTAGGAAAAGGGGAAATGTGTGTGTGGGGGAAACTTCCCCACACATTTACCCCCCTACTTCAAGACATATGCAGCAAGGAAATAGGGAAATACTATATATATAACTGTGTTTCCCTGCCCTTATTTTTATTACAGTAAAGTGATAAATTATTTTTCATCGCCGTTAAGTCTTGTTACAAGGCCATTTTGGATTTTAAAACCACCATTCTGGCTGACGTATTTTCGAACAGTTTTTTCGCTCTTCGAAAAATATGAAGCGATGTCTGCTAACTTAGCCACTCCTGTGTTTTTATTGGCATGGGCGTCGAACGCAATCTCAACACGGTCAGCGTTTTTCGCAGCTGCGTTCTTTTTCCCCTGATTCGCCTTTTCACGGCCTTTGCTATAAATGTCTTCGATGCTCCCTTCTTCCACTGCATCCTTGAGCGCTTCCGTTCCTTCTGACACATGAATTGGATAACGGAAAAAGACGTTGACTGGAGGGAATTTGGGAAACTCCCGGAGCGTCCCGTCAATCCGCCAGGCGGTAGAAATATCATCCGGGGCTTGGTTACTGACCTTGAGCTGGATCATGTCCAGCATGGCATCCGGATCCCGGGCAAATACCCCGCTGCCGCTGGCCCGGTCCATGGACTTCTTGAAGCCCTGGTTCCCCTTACTGTGGTGGTGACAGTAAATCACGGCACAGCCCAGTTCCGTGCAGATCTTGTCGAACTGATTACAGAAATGGGCCATCTGGTCAGCGCTGTTTTCGTCGCCGGTAATGACTTTATAAATAGGGTCAATGATGATGGCAGTGAAATTCGCTTCCTGGGCTCTTGCAATGATTTTAGGAGCGAGCTTGTCCATTGGCACAGACTTGCCACGCAAGTTCCAGACTTCAACGTTGTAGTCCGCTTCATGGCCAATATGGAGCGCCTTTCCAACAACGTCAAAGCGGTCAAAACAAGATGGCTCGTCAATTTCAAGGTTGACATAAAGCACCTTTCCACGTTCACACTGGAAATGGCCCAGCCATTTAGTCCCGGATGCGATTGCCATGGCAAGCTCGATAAGGGCAAAGCTTTTTCCTGCTTTACTAGGTCCGGCAATAAGCATTTTGTGTCCATTCCTCAAAACACCATGAATTAATTCTTCTGCTTTTGGCTGCAGTCCTTGGTCTTTTGCAACTCCAAGATTTTTAAAGACAGGCATGTCATCGTTTGTATTTTCAATCCATTCACGCCATTCATCCCAAGATGGTTTTCCCAAATTGGTTTCAATGAGGAACTGCTTCTTTCCCCCGCGCTTGACCCCTGGAAGACGGGATAGTCTAGACGGGTTTTTGTTTGCCGTATCAACGGAGAGACCATTTTTTTCGCAGATTTTATAAAGAAATTCAACACGCTGGCGGTATTCTTCAGCGTTTGTGGCATCCACTCTCACAATGGCATGGATGCTTTTTGATCCGCTGTAAGTCAACGTTGCCACCGGGAGTTGGAGCTTTCGGATGGCTTCGTTTTGTTTGGCGAGCGACAGCTCATCACACTCGACTAGCGCATACTTGTAGGAGACCACGTTTTCGTTCTTGGCTCCGTGCCCATCCAGGGCATTGATGCGGACCCACATTCCGGCTTGCGGATTGTAGTCCCCGAAGACGGCTCCAATGTCCCCGTTGCAGCGTTCCAGCTGCGTGATGAGCGTGCTGGACGTCCTGGACATATATCCTTCATTGGCAGGAACGAACTTATCCGTGTTGTCACGCTGTAGGCTTTCATTGACGTAGCCAACATGGTCAGAGGCGTCGAAGAGGGTTCTCAGGAAGGTGATGATTTCCTGGACAGGCTTCCAGTCTCCTTGGGGTTCCCGAAAGGCTTCCCCTTCCAAAAGCTTTGGATTGATGATGACGCCGGTCGACGGGTCCTGACGGATTTCATCATCCCATGTGAGGGCATGACCGGAATTTCTTTCCTTCGGCTGCCAGCCTCGTTCCTTAGCCATCATGGTGATGGTGGCGCCTGTTACAGGATTGGGAGAGCCACGAAAGCCCTCCCATTTCTTTGCACATTCGCCATGATGGTAGCGACCACTGTCAAGTGCGCTCCAGCTGTCCCATGTGCTGATGGGATAGCCTTCCTTTTGAAGAGCCATCCCGACCTGCAGCCATTCTTGGTAGGAACAGGATGATGGGTCTATGAAATTTAATAAGGTTGAGATATCAAACTGCTTCATATTCGATCCCTTCCATTGGCTTGTATGCTGCAGGAACGATGTCAGGCGGGATGCGCCAATCATTGGCAGCGATGCGCCCAATCATGTTGCTTGCCGCGGAAAAGCTCCAAGTCCCGACATGAGCAAAGCCTTTTCTTTCCAGAAGCCGGATTTGCTTGGGAGTGGAGAGACCGTTCTGCTGGCGCATCTTGAGACGGTCAATGAGTTGGGATGCGATTCCTGCATTTTGGACAGTATCCGGAGCAATGCCATGGGATGCAAGATAGTCCAGCTGTTTTTTGGTGGCAGGAGCCTTCTCCCACATAAACGTAGGTTCGTAGCCAGTAAGATCGCCGGCTTCGATGGAGAAAAAGTATTGAATCGGATCAACCAGCTTCCGTTTCCGTTCCCGCATGGCCTTGAGCTCTTCTGCGAGCTTGGCTTCCCGTTCAGCAACAACGTCCTTTTCCGCACTGTCAGCCACTTCTTCAATATCAAGTGCCATTCCTGCGCTGTCTTCAAGGCGTTCCGTCATCTTTTCGGCGACCTTTTCGTCTTTGCAGATAAGAGAAGCGGGTCTGCAAAGGTTGTGGCGTTCCGTCAACCATAGAAAGTCTAAGAGCAAAAGTTCCGACTTTCCTGGAGCGAGGCGACTCCCTCTTCCCACCATTTGTTGATATAGGCTTCTAATTTTCGTAGGCCTCAGGACAACGACGCAGTCAACTGCTGGACAGTCCCATCCTTCGGTTAATAGCATGGCATTGCAAAGGACGTTGTATTCCCCTCTGTCAAACGCATCCAGAACTTCCGCCCGATCATTGCTGTTGCCATTGACCTCTGCGGCCCGGAATCCATGTCTGTTCAGGATGTCCCGGAACGTTTGGCTGGTAGCCACAAGGGGCAGGAAAACCACGGTCTTCCGGTCTTTGCAATAGTGCTCCATTTCGGTTGCGATTGCTTCCAGATAGGGAGCGAGGGAATCCCCCAGTTCTCCTGCTGCGTAGTCGCCACTGGACATCTTGACGCCGGTGATGTCAATGTTAAGAGGGACAGTCAGTGCCTTGATTGGTGACAGATAGCCTTCCTTGATGGCCTGAGGGAGAGAATATTCATAGGCAATGTTGTCGAAATATTCCCCTAAGCACGCCACATTTTGCCTTTCAGGCGTCGCAGTGACGCCTAGGACTTCCGCATTAGGGAAATGATTTAAAACGGTCTGATAGCCAGCTGCGAGGGCATGGTGAGCTTCATCAACAATGATGGTCTGAAAAGCATCCGGAGCAAACTGATTCAAACGCTTTTTTCTCTGCATGGTTTGGACACTCCCGACGGTGATGCGATAAAAACTGCTCAGGGACGTCTCACCAGCTTTTTCCTTGCTGGTCATAAGCCCAGTTGCTTTCAAGATTTTGTCCTGTGCTTGAGTTAACAGTTCATCTCGATGTGCAAGGATGAGGACCTTCTTCCCACGCTGTACAGCGCGTTTTGCGACGTTTGCAAAAACTATAGTCTTGCCGCATCCCGTAGGCAAGACTAGAAGCGTGCGCCTGTGACCACGCTCCCAGTCTTCTTCAATGGCCTCAATCGCTTGCTGTTGATAAGGCCGAAGCTCCACTTAAAAGGCTCCCGGAGTGAAGCCCGCGCTCTTCACAGGCTGAGGCGCGTCAACATGGGGATTTCTTGCCGGAGCCTTTTCAGGCTCAATGAAATACTGAACGTTGTTGTATTTTCTACCGTTATATTCACGCGGCGCCATGTGGCACCAGCCTTCAAGGCCTTGGAGGTTCCAGCGCATATGGAGTGGTTCATGTTTCTTCTTGATGCCAATGGCAAGGAAGAAGGTAGCAAGCTTCCACTCCTGGCTGCTGTGAAGGAAGAGGTTCGTCGTCACTTCCACTGGTTCCGTTGCAGCTGGATCATTCGGGATGACCATCAAATGGATGATGGCTTTCGGACATGGTGGAATCTTGCTGTTTGGATTTTTCGGCTCATACATAGAGCGTTCCACTTCTTTGATTACGAATGGATAATCCCCTTCTTCAAGGAGAGTGTAACTTTTGTTTCCCCCCTCAGCGGTGATTTCGTCTTCCCATCCAAAAACCTTATCTTCAACCACGGTTCCCATATTTTCAAAACTCATTTTCATTTCCTCCTAACGAATTTATTTTTTATTTGCGACAATAAACGACTTAAGCTGCGGCCAGGCACCAAGGATGACGCCTTTCAAAAATTCGATGTCATAGTCCATGATACTGGTTTCTTCAGGATAGTAACCGCGCGCAGCAACGGCGCGGCGAACATCTGTTTCTGTCATGCCTTCCGTTTTTAAAAGGTCAAAGACCTGCTTAATGACGGCTTGCTTTGGATCTGCTGCAGCAACTTGAGCAGCTGTTGCAATGACTTCTTGCTGCGGAGCGGGTCCATCTGCTTCGGCAGGATTATCCTGGATATCCCAGAAAGCCTCTTCTTCAGGAGAAGGATCAGGTGGTAGAGGAACATTGCCTTGAGGTGAATCAATGACCACAGGCTGCTCTCCAAGGGTCGGGATATAAGGCGCAATGCTTGCATATTCGAAGGGCACTTCTGGCGGCAGGCACCAGCGATTTTTGGCATCCCAGGTACTCGCATGCTGTGTATACATGACCCTCTTCCCGCCCATGCCTTTCTTCTTCCCGGTCTTATCATCTGTCATGATGATGTTTTTATAGTTGGCAAAAAGCAGGGCATCGGCCCATTCCTTCACGATGGCTGCCGTTTTGTTGGTTGTCTTGCTGTTGAGTTTCAGTTCCCACCGATCATAGGCTCCCATCTCATCCGGCTGCTCAAACTTCCGGATCTGGGCATGAGCGTTAAGGACCACGTTGATGCCTGCTCTCGTCACTCCATTCAAGGCTTCCAGGAAGCGGGCAAAAGCTTCCATAAGCTTTGTATAGCCACTACCATAAGCAAAATCCTCGATGGAGCTTTTCTTAGCTTGGGCGCAAACATACTGGATGCAGAGCTTTTCTGCCCAGTCCACCGTATCAATGACTAGAGTCTTGCATGGCTTTTCCTTCGCGATTTCTTCGACAATGCCATGGAGCATGGCCCAGGAATTGATGTCTGGGATGCGCTTGACGTCGAGCTGGCTGGTGCTGTCTTCAATATCAAGAAAAAGCGGGTCGGGGAAATGACTTGCAAAGGTGGACTTTCCGATTCCTTCTGGCCCGTAGACAACAACCTTTTGAGGTCGCAGAACAACGCCTTTAGTGATATTTAACATATTCATTCCTCCTTGGTGTTCAATAGCTCTCTAAGCTCATCGGTGATGTTTTGAAAGACTCGTTCCTTTTTGGCAATTATTAAGTCTGGGTAGAGATTCGTGTTCTTGGCACGCTCCAGCCATCTCCAGACCTGTCCTTGCGCATCCACGAGTGCCTTGATTCTTTCGTTCCGTGTTATCAGAACGTCCCTGTCTTCCAATTAGGCTGCGTTACTACTTCTGCCTTGGCGTCATCCTTGACCATGCCGTCTTCGATGATGACACTGCACTCGTCGCCCGTGGAGACTCTGGTCGCAATGACCTGCAGCCCTTCCTTCTCCAGCCATGTGCCGAAGTCTTTGAGCGTGTCAATGTCCATCTGCTCTAGTTTGTCCATGAGAACGAAGCCGCATTCGGGATTGAGCTTCCGGACAATGGCAGTGGCTACCTTGAGCTGTTCGCTGGCGCTCATGCCGTCCCAAGGGATCCCTTTATACAGGAGCTTTCCTTCTTCAACAGACAGTCCGGGAAGCGGCAGGTCAGCGCCTTCCAGCAAGGCTTTACGGTCAGCACGCAGTCCTTCGATTTCGCCAGTCAACTGGGAATATTCATGCCCGTATTTTTCGGCCTCTTCTACAGCTTTCTTCTGTTCAGCGTTCTTTCGGATCTGTGCATTAATCATCTCAATTTGCTGGAGATTCTTCTCGATTTCTTCTGTCGATTCGTCCTGGAGCGTGGCGACATCTTTTCCTGCAGTTTCCACATCTTGGTCAATGGCAGCCTTTTGAGCTTTGGCATTTTCGAGCTCACTGGTCAGGGCATTTATCCTGTTCGCAAGGTCGGTCTGCTTTCTTACTAGCTCGGACAGATGGAAGCGCTTCTTTTGGTTTTCCCCATTTTTTGCAAGGATTGCTTGCTGATGTTGAATAAGTTCCAAAGCACTAATGGGTTCTTCTGGCGCCCCGGGATAGGTCTGCATGTCAGCAGCGGCCTTTTCTTTTCGCTCCTTGAAGCGTCCAACCTCTGTGCGTTGGAAATACAGCTTGCGGATTTGCTCGTCGATGTCATGGAGCTGGTCACCGACGCCGATAATCTGCAGAAGCGTGTCAGCCTTTTCCTTGTCGGTTGCTTTTAGGAAACTAGGCAGGTCAAGAGCCAGCTGGCTAATGAATTCGCGGAGTAGGGTCTGACCGCTTTTATTGCCATTGCTGTCAATAACTTTGAGTGCGCTGTTTTTGCCCTTTCGCTCCACGATGATGCCGTTGTCCAGCTCGATGTGGATAGCTGGCGGGACGAGTGCTCCTTCGCGCGCAGGAACGGAAGGTTTGAAACGGTCCCCACCGAGCCCCCATGCGATGGCATCGAGGACACTAGTCTTTCCTTGACCATTTTTTCCACCAATGATGGTAAGACCGTTCTTCGTCGGTTCCAACCGCACCGCCTTGATGCGCTTGACGTTTTCTAGCTCTAACGAGTTAATTTTCATTTTTCCAACCTTTCTGTGATATAATCACACTGGGATGTCATTCGCGTTCTGCCCGTTGATAGGTCGCTCTGTCAGCGGGCTTCTTTTTCGTATTTGTCCCAACAACGGCCTCACCTCCTAGTGTTTTACCCAGCCATTTGCGGCGGCTAGCGCTTCTAGGTCTTTTTCCGCTTCGACCTTACTGGTTCGCCAGTTTGTTTCAGCGGTTTCCATTTGGTGCCTCCTCATTTCTTTACTCTAATCTTGATTTTCTGTCCTGGCTGCAATGTCCCAGGATTGTCGATTCCGTTATCATCCCGAACCCTCTGGATGATGGTCTGCAGGTCCTCATAGCCGCTGTATCGCTCGCACAGACTCCAAAGGCTGTCGCCGCTGTAGACGACGTGTTCGAAGGTGAGATAGTCGGTCGGCTCGGGTTTGATTCGTTCTCTCCAAATGGCTCCTGCAGTCAGGATTCCTGCAGTAATAAGTGCCGTGGCGATGATGGCTGCCTTCTTTCTTGTTCTCATTGTTTACCCTCCTTTTAGTCCATCTAAGATTGTCGATGCCGCTCCTCGGAGCAGCGCTTCCAATGTCTTAATCCTGGCGTCCTTACGGTCCAGTTCCCTCTGCAGCTCTTTCATGCGCTGCGGCGTGTAAAAGTAAGTATTGACGCCTACAATGTCCATCACATCCTTGGCAGCAAAGCGGACGCCTGGGAGCTTGGTAAGCTGTGGCAGTGTGCCACGGTCCCTAAGGTTGTAGATGGTAGAGAGCGAAACGTTGAGGACCTCAGCGGCTTCCTGCGCCGTCATGACTTGCGGGACAAGCCTAGGTGTCGGGGGATCCGCGCCGCGGGAAAATTCTGCTTTCATGGGAATCACCTCCTTGTATCGGTCAGGAATTTATTGACAAAATACTGCTGCCCCTTCCCCGTGATTTTCGGCGTCTTGGTGATGATGTTGACGCCTGATCCATTCACATAGGACCCCTCTTTGATCTCAAAGAGTCCAAGTTCCATGGCCCGCTGGGTCGGCATATTGTAATCCGTCCCTTTGCGGCGAATCAGATAGCCGTTCTCCCTTAACCAGTCGAAGAATCTCTTTTGCCCGATTTCAACACCATTGCCACGGAGGATCTTCGCCATCTCACCTACAAGGATGCTCGTATGACTAGCTGAAACCGCATCGGCGAAAATGGTCTTCGGTCGGTCCATTTCAATTTGCTTTTCTGCGGCAAGTCGCTTTTCTTTCTCTTCCTTCAGCTGAGTTGCCAGACGAATGAGAAAGTCAGGTTCCGTGATAGCTCTTTCCAATGCCTGGTCTGTCATGTACGCCCCATGCCTGCGGATAGCAGGCAGTACTTCATCGGCAAGCAATGCCTGGAACTTCTGTGCTACCTCGTTGCTGGCCTTGAACCCTAAGCGGTACACCATGTTTTCTGGAAGGAAATCATCTTTCCGCACTTGTGCGGAAAATCCAAAATTTGATAAATAGCGATTCACTCTATCCCACATGACGTATTCAGCGCCATTCTTTTCACGAGTGAATCCGAACCCTCTCGCCACGTCTTCGGCATTTAGGTAAGCCGTACCCGTCTGTTTGTCCATGTAGCCGTGGACATTGTTGATACTCAAAATCTCGTTCATTTTTGTTCTCCCTTCTTTCTTTGTCAAATCCTCCCCATCCGATATAATTAGGCTTGAAAGGAGGTGATTTTATGTTGTACTATTACAGGTCGAAAATCGGCTTATTCCGTATCTATCCCAGACAAGGCAGATATGCTTTAGACATCAATGGTACGATTTACGGTACATATCATTCTGCTGTTGCAGCGGCAGACGATGTTTATACCCATTGCACCGGTTGCTATGAATGGGATAATCTGGACGGCAGGGTTAATGCTCCATCCGATTTAAGTGAATGGAACGTCACGCCGCTGTGATCTCTCCAAGATTCTTATAGCGTCGTTAATCACCATCATGTCATCTGGTGTCAGATGATCCTTGCTTTTCAGGAACTGGATAAGATGCTTTGTATAAAGCTCTTCCAGTTCTTTTTTCATGTCTTCCATTGGACACCTCTTTTTTTGATGTTCAATTTATTGAACTTTTACAGTAAAAAAATAATCATCAATTTTTTCGAGGGGCTCGTTAAAAAGACCCATGGAATGCAGTATTTCTGGCTGAGTGAAAGGTACTGTTCCGTTTAATTTAAGAGAAACAGAGCGTTCAGACAATCCTAGAGCCTCTCCATAGGCCTTTTGAGTTCCAAATACTTCTTTAATTTTCCCACGAAGTTTTCTATAATCCATTAACTTTCCCATTATTATCACCTCCTTTCTGATTCAATTTTTTGAACATACACATCATAACATTCGATGTTTAATTTTGCAATACTAAAATTCAATTTTCTTGAATCTGTGTTCAAAATCTTAACTTTTTCATGCTATAATAGATTCAACAATTATATAAATGGAGGTGCTAATTCATGGAAACGACGGCGATTCGCTTGAAAAGAGCTCTTGAAATTAGAGGTCTTAAACAAATAGAGCTGTCTGAAAAGACTGGTATCGGACGGTCTGCAATTAGCCAATATCTTTCCGGAAAAGTAACACCGAAACAGGATAAAATTTATTTAATAGCCACCGCATTAAAAGTTTCCCCGGGATGGTTAATGGGGGTAGACGTCCCCATGGAGAGCGCAGAAGAGTATTATGATAACCCCGAAACGACAGAAATGGCGGAAAAGCTTCGTACGAACGAAGGCCTGCGCATGCTCTTCAAGGCGTCCGAGGATCTGACACCAGATAAGATGGAAGAAGCATTTAACTACGTCAAATACCTCAAATCCAAGGAGCCAAAATAAAGCATGATTATTAACGTTGTCCAGACGCCGCGCCTGCCTTCCGGCGTCGAAGCCCTTTCTGTTCTGAACGATGATGACAGCCTCACCATCCTCGTTTCGGAACTCCTTTCCCCGCAAAAAATGCACACTGCCGTCGTGCATGAAATTGCCCATCTCCTCCGGGCCGACTTCTGCAGCGATACTAATGCATCGCAGCTAGAAAAAGACGCCCGTAAGGACGCCTTGACAAAGATTGATTGGGCCGATCTGGATATTCACTATAAGGTGGTTGATTAATCGTTTGAAAATCGTTTGAAATCGTTTAAAAATCATCAGAAATCAAGGCCCCTTCTTATAACAATCGTTTGAAAGGAAGGAATAACGCAAATGACAAATGAACTGCAAAAATGCAGGTACTTCTGTACCACATGGAAGATACTGATGTGAACATCAATGCCATCGTGAAAGATGATACCCTGTGGATCACCCAGAAGGCAATGGCTGAACTGTTTGAGGTAACGCCTCAAACAATAAGCCGACATTTATCTAATGTTTATCAAGAAGGTGAATTATCAGAAGCGGCAACTTGTACAAAAATTGCACAAGTTTGTTGAGCACCTTGATTGAATAGAAAGGAATTAATAATCCATGGACAATATTATTATTTACAACACAGAAGATGGTCAATCAAATGTCCGCCTGTATGCAAAAGACGGCACTGTGTGGATGACGCAAGCTCAAATGGCTGAATTATTTCAATGCACCCGTTCCAATGTCAATTTACATCTTCAAGCCATTTACCGCGAAGGAGAGCTTATAGAACAGGCAACCTGTAAGGAATTCTTACAGGTTCGAAAAGAAGGTCTGCGTGAGGTTCAAAGAAAGATTTCTTTCTATAGCCTTGATGCAATTCTTGCCGTTGGCTTTCGAGTACGTTCCCCTCGTGGCACCCAGTTCCGACGTTGGGCAAATACAACATTGAAAGAATATATGCAAAAAGGCTTTGTCATTGATGATGACCGGCTAAAGAACCCAGATGGCCGTCCAGATTACTTTGATGAACTGCTGGAACGTATCCGTGATATTCGAGCCAGTGAAAAAAGATTCTATCAAAAACTGCGTGATCTCTTTGCTCTTTCCTCTGACTATGATAAAACAGATAAGGTCATTCAACAGTTCTTTTCAGAAACGCAAAACAAACTTATCTATGGAGTCACCGGCAAGACGGCTGCTGATTTAATCATTGACCGAGCCAATCCTCAAAAGCCCAATATGGCTCTCACTTCATGGAGCGGAACCATTGTCCGCAAGAAAGATATTATCATAGCCAAGAATTATCTTTCAAAAGATGAAATTGATTCCTTGAATCGGCTGGTAACCATTTTCTTGGAAAGTGCAGAATTGCGTGTGAAGATGCGGAAGGACCTGACGCTTGATTATTGGCATCAAGCGGTAAATAAACTTCTATCTGACCATGACATTCCTGTCCTTCACGACCGTGGCCGTCATTCTCACCGTGAAATGGTGCAGCTTATGGATACAGCTTATGACATTTTTGATGAAAGAAGAAAACAAGAAGAGGCCAGACAGGCAGATGAAGATGATTTAGCGGAACTAGAAAGCGAAATTCCTACTATCCAATCTCGTAAAAAATAAAAAAAATCCCCGCTGGTACCGCAAATACCAGCAGGGAAACCGCAAACCATCATCTCACAGTGGCTTACTGTAATATTGTACCACAGGAGTCCCTCCCCTATCCATAGAAGGAGGTCTTTTTAATGGAATACACTTTTTCGTATCGTGAGAAAAATGGCGGTGTCTGCCTGATCCTGTCCTACAAAGTCGGTACTAAGTGGCGCCAAAAAACGAAGCAGGGTTTTAAAAACCAAAGAGAGGCACGACGCTATCAGGACGAGCTTCTAGCCCAGGTCAAGGAATTGGAAGGGCTGACGGACGACGCTACCCTTATAAATATTACACTTCAACAATTTTTACCCATCTTTATGCGTGACAAAAAGGAATTTTTAGCTCCAAATACATTGAAGAATTACGCCCTGGCCTTGAAAAAAATGGGAAATCTTGCCACTGTGCCAATTAGGGATATTACCACGGCAAATCTTACCAACGCTTTGATGCAGATTGAAGGGAAGGCCAGTTCTAAGAGGGCTCATCTACGCTGCATCTCGCCGGTGCTTGAGCATGCAAAGGAGATATACAAGATTATCCCCTCTAATCCTGCTAAAGGAATTAAACTCCCACAATCAAAGAATCCTACTATCCTGCGTGCCTTCACGAAGGAAGAACTTTCCAAGCTCCAAGATATTGTTGAATTTAATCCGATTTATAGTTTGGTCATTACCTTGGCCGCTAACACAGGTATGCGGTTCGGTGAAATTTATGGGCTACCCTGGAATGCCATCGACTGGTTTAAAAAGACCATTACCATCACCCAGCAATACACGCTCATTGGTCAAAATAGCTACGGTATTGGTCCATGCAAAACGCGAAACAGCCACCGAACCATTCCAGCTTCTCCGCTTGTCCTGCAGAAACTAAAAAAGTGGCGTGACACACGCCCAATGGAGATTACAGGAACTGTTTTCCCAATTGATAAAGGGCACTCTGTTCAGACTGAACTGAATCGTGTGATTGGTCGCAACTTTCCCGGTAGGTCCATCCATGCGTTACGCCACACCTTTGCCACTCTCCTGTTGTCCAGGACGGGAGATATTAACCTTGTCGCTCATGTCTTAGGGGACACTGTGGCCACCGTTTGCAAGGTTTACGTCAATTACACGGACGACATCAATAAGGTTGCAGCTAAAGCCATTGAATCTCTATACTAAATTATTTTTGCCGTATTTCTGCCGTCACATTAAAAAAGCCCGTATCCACAAGGGATACGGGCCATTTCGTTATTATTTGCCGAAAT